TGTTCTTCTGAAAATTGTGAATATCCCATTATGTTTCCTTATTTAAATAGATATGAGCATATAAAGGTTTGGATATTTGATTATGACGCACATGTTTGATAGGACCTAGGCACTTATTAATCATTTTCAAACCCCATATCCAACTTACCAAATTGGTCATCCTTTTCCATCAATTCCTCTATCAAATCAGATAAATCAGAATCAAGTGGTATTTTGACACCAATATCAGTCATAGTTGCTTTACCAATAAACTGTATAGTAAATGACAATGTTTGTTCGTTATACTCTATGTCTTTTGCATAGGGGAATAATAACATCTGTCTAAATACCGCCAATTTTTACTAGTTGCTGCATCTATGTAATTATACTACATATTGATTGCTATTTGTGTTTATTATTTTTACGAATTTTAGCTAATCTATTTTGATAGCATATAGGACATTGCTTGCTTCTATTTTCAATAAGTCTTTCATGGCCATTCTTACAATGAGTTTTGTAATATCTATAACTAGTATATTTTGAATGCTTTGGACTTCTTAAAGTATTCTCATGGTTAGTTACCTGCTGTAAATGGTCAGGATTTACACATAGACTATTCTCACATAAATGGTCAATAACTAGGCCAGGAATCAAAGGACCTTTGTGCATTAGCCATGATGCTCTGTGTACATAGAAGGGTCTGTTATTGATTGATATTACTCCATACCCTTGGGTTGGACCAGCAATAACTCTTTTACGCCTATAACTTGTTTTGGCACCTGTCCAAATCCAGCAATTTTCAGTTTTGTGCACTTTATCAAAAAATCTTTGCTTCACTTTATCTGTCATGTGCTCTTGTGTTACAGGGTTTTTAGCATGTTTAGCCATATTAATTCTGGCATTTGCTCTTACCGCTTCAGGATTAGCCTGTTGCCATCTTCTATTAGATTCCCTGATCTTTTCCTTATTGGCCTGGTAATACCTTTTCCGTTGAGCCTTATATTTTTCAGGGTTTAAGCTTCTCCATTCGGAGGTGTAATGAGTGTTGCACAAACCTTTAAATTTTATAGGTCTTGTACAGTTGTCGTAAATACAGTTCATAGTTTACTCCTTTTAATAACTGAATACATATATTATACACTATAAATAGTATATGTGTAAAGAATATTTTTTATATTTATTATTAGGTAAAGAACATCTTCCCAGAAGGCTTTAGATAGAGATGGCTTGGAGGTAGCCATCTCATACCCTTCCCATTTAGGTTCAGTGTATCAATGTGTCTTACGACCACTACGCCATATGTATATTTATCTTGTCAAAGTTATAGGGTAGTGCGTTTCTATAACAACAAATATACTCTTGATTAAATCAATGCCCTCCAGAGGTAGAGTCATCAACTGACTACTTGGGGGTTTGCATAAAGCCTTAGAAGCTCCTCAACGAGCGATATGGTCTGTGATTAGCAGATACTGTTATCTTTATTGTCTATTGGTCTGTCAAGACTGCCTATAGGGGGTCCGTAGGTCTTGACATCCACAGACCCCCTGACTAAGGGGCACCCTAGCCATATTTCTATATTCAGTTATTGGGTAAACTGTCTCTGGCAAGAGACTCTATTATTATACACTAAAAACTATTTATTTGCAATCAATGTTTATTAATATTATTTATAGCCATGCTGCAGCATCTTCTCCGAATTCAGCCATTTCTGACACAGCTTCTCCTAAACTTTCAAGCATTCCTGGCGGTCCACCTATAAGACCAGCAGCATCTTGAATTGAGTCTTTAACCTTATAAGCCAAAAGAAATGCCTCTTCCATAATTTTGTTTCCTTCTTCAACTATTTCACCCATAAAGTCCATATAAACACCAATATCTACATCATTCCACATTTCTTCACCAGCATCTGGTCCTTGTAATTCAAATTGTAATTTAAAAGCTGGCAAAACATATTCAGTATAGACAACGGATTGACCCTCATTTGCTGGCATCAACTTCATAGTTTCTATAGCCTCTAAAAATGCTTCTGCAACAATATTTTGAGCAATTATTTCTCCAATACCTGCAGCAATTAAATCTAACGCAAAGCCCCTAAGAACTATCATTAAATTTCGCCTTGAAACTTATAAACTCTTAATCTATAAGATTCTATTGTATTAAAAGCATTTAATACTGGTTCAGATGCGGCAACTTGCCAGGTTTGATCGTCTAAAATTAAATTGCCATCCGCATCTCTAATATTTTTAATTAATGATCCAGTAGTAACTGGTTCTTCAGTTTTAATTGTCATTTTACCAGTCAAACTTAAACCAGCAGTTACGCTAATATTGCCAACATAATAATATTTTAATTCTGAAGTATCACCAATCGCTTCTCTAACAAATTTGTATAGTTCACCAGAATATTTATGTCTATCATATGCCATTGGTTTCATTATACAGTTCTCCATTCAACTTCATTAACAGTATCACTTGACTTCCCAGTATAAACAGATCTGGAACGTATAAAACTAAGTTTATTACAAATCATAACTGCCATTGGAGCTATAAAAGGTGATGCAGTATCTCCTTGTTTAAATGTTGTATATGCATCATTCTGACCAGTTGTAGATACCGCCATTTGTTCATAAACAATATCTTCATTATTAAGCATATAGGCTGCTTGATAAGCAACTGCACGTTTTAAAATTTCATCATCTTTTGTATCAGTTATTTCTGATTCAAATTTGCCAATGTATGCTTCAATTACGTATTGTGCACGAGCAACCAATGCGGCATCAACAATTTTTCCAGTTATTGTTTTTACTTCTGTAGCTGTTGTAAACATTTATTCTCCTTCCTACCCTTCCAGCCATTTCAGACCAAGCCATGTCATGCTTAGTACTGGAATTTCTTGTACTGGGTAAATTTCTTCAGTTTCTTGTGGGTACAAATCAGACTGATAGTCCTTATTGTTTTTGTCTGTTTCAGATCTAATAATACCATTTGAACTATTAGTTGCTGATTGAACTATTGGTCCACCACCACCATTTGTAGGCGTAGTCTGTCCAAATGTGGTTAATTCTCTAACATTAACTCTTTTTGGCGATCTATTAAGCCTACTGGTTGAGTATTGCCATTGTCTTCTTGCATTAGTTTCATTAGGATCATTATTTGGAATAACCTGAATAATACCTTTATTATACTCTTCACGACTCATTGTGTAACCATCTTCTACACAATTTACAAATATTTTTCCATTAATTGGCATACCGCTTAATTGTTCGCCACCAAAAATTGCTATGCTTGTTGCATAATCATCATACTCATTATTGGCAATAGTTGCACCATGATAATGTGTATTGGCAAGGCTTGTCACAATAACACCAGCTTGAACATCTACAGGATTTGCAACATAAAGCTTAGATGATGCTCTGCTATTTGCTCTGAATCCTGGCAAATCATTTTTAGTAGCAACCTGTCTTATTGCCAAAGAAGGAATTAAAAATTCATTGCCTTCTTGTAGGCCAAATTGCCTATAAGAATATTTTAAATGCCATTGTTCATAATCATATTCATCTTTTGGAATATAGTTAATTGCTTCAGTCATTATCCAAGTTTCCCTATCAGTTAAGCCAGGAATTTCTGTGTCGAGGTGGTATGCATTTTGTCTATGAGTATCAAAATAGCTATCTGCTGGCTCATCAAATTGGAATGGATTAATCACAGCAGATCTACCATCACCTATCTCAATCTCCTGATCAATTGCAATAAAGTTAGAAACAATGCCCATATCTTCAGCAAGTTTTGGACTTGAGACATAAAGACTTGCACCATTTGAACATGCAACTTTAAGTGATTGAATAAAGTCATTATATTGCTTTAATACTTGTGCTTTTGGATCATTTGGAAAAGCATCAAATATTTGATCATTAGATTCTGGATAATTCATAAATACAATTAAATCATATCTTGATATATCTAAATCATCTTGTAGATTAATTAGTCTATCTTCTCCATAATAATCTTTCCACCTAGTGGTATGAGTTGGTATAGAATTAAGATTATTTATATCATAACCATCTACCAATGTCCATTTTTGTGGGTCAGATAATGATGTAAATGTTTTTGATAGTCTCCAATATGTATTTGCTTCATAGCCATCAGTAACATACACTACATGTATTTTAGAATTGTCAATTATTAAACTATCAGTGTCTCTGGTTAAGTATTTGTCTAAACCATTAAAAATCCAAATACCATTTTCTTCAGTTCTAATTTGATTTGTGAGCAATATTCTATCTCCCTGAACTAGATTTATACCGCTCATAAAAATGTCTGATCTTGGCCCAAACCACATTTGTTCTGGTTCATAATCTGGCTTAACACTATCCAAGAATCTGTTATCTTTTGGATTAAATTGTGCAGCGGATCTTTGCAAAGTAGTTGCTTGACCATAATAAGACTCACTAAGGTTTGGTGAATATACCATACCAGGACCCAAAATGACAACATTATCAGTAAATGCAGCACGAACATTTTTAAGAATATTTACTTCTTTTTGAATAATTTTATCAATATTAAATATTTCAGTTTTGCTATCATTTGATTGATGAGTAACACTATAGGATTCAACCTGATAATTCTTATCTAAAGATAGTCCATTTTTACCATTTGTAACAATCTCATTCCAATAAAGCTTTAATGCTTTTTTGCTATTTGTAGAAACGACTGGATCTTTCATTTCTGCATTTACATTAATTATTTTTGCATATTTCCTTGTTTCTTTTTTCCAAAGTCTATGCCTTCTTTTAATTTCATATTGGGACAATGGAATATTTAATCCATGTGCAAATAAATGCATAGCTCCAGAAAATGCCTTTTGCTTATTTTGAGTATTTGCCACACAATATTCAAAAATGTCTTGACCACCCAAAAGCTCACTAATACCTGTGTATCTATCTATAAATGAGTTTAATCCAGATCCGCTTCCCTTTGGATGATAATCAAAATCATTTTCTACATCAATGTCATATTCCAAAACATTTTTTAATGATTCACTAACATTATTAAATAGCCATTTGATAGTAGGATAAAATATCTGATAATCATTAACTTTATCATCAAATCTTTTGTCTAGTTGTCCGTCAACCCATATTTCAACAAACTTTTTATTAAATTTTGTTCCATTTTGTTTAATTAATCCTGGTCTGCCAAAATTAATTACTATATGGTGCCAATTATTGTCTGCAATATTTGTATTTCCATCAAAAATAAAATTAACGTTGTCACGATTGTAATCATCATAATAATTAATTCTTATTTTTCCGTCATTATTTATTTCTATATTTATATTAATTAAAGCACCATCAAATGATGAGGCGGAATAAAATGGCGAATCATTTGAGACAATGTGTTCAGATGATGCTGTATCGTCAATTGCCAATGCAGTTCTGTCAGCACCACTTGACATGTTATTGCCAAAAAGCCAGCCAAGAAAATTAAAACTTGCAGCATCAACTTCTGACGTTCCAGATGCAATAATAGAATTTCTTTTATTTGTTTTAATTGCAAACTCAACATATCCAGATCTAAAAAAGCTGGCCCAGTTGTCTAATTGAAAAGCAAAAAGTCTTGGTGTTGCAGCATCTACATAGCCAAGTGCGTTTTCATTAAATGTTGGCGTAGCCTCATCTGCATTAATTGTATTTTCAAAATTAGTATATCCGTTAGTAAAGTATTGACCATTGTCTAATAATATTTGACATTCATCTCCTGGAAATCCATAATACGTAAATTGACGATCAAAAAATGGATAAAGATTTGAACTTGATGTTTTTCTAGAAAATGCCCCTAGTTCAGTAAATGATTCTTGTGCAGTTTTACCAGGAACAATTGGCAACGAAAAATCATAAACAAATCTATTTTTTGCACCATGCAATGCTTGGTTTTCCCATTGGTCAAATTGATGAAATGTATTTTTATCAACAAGACCAGTGACTTCTTTATACCTTTTTTCTTTCATTATTTAACCTCTCTCATTGGAAGAATTTTATCTGTAGATGATGACCTTAGCCATGCTGCCCAAGGACTAAGTACCATCCATGTTCGCAATCCATTTATAAGAATACCCCCTGTACCAGCAGGAATTGGATAAATAACTCCAGGTGTATCTATTAAAGTAACGTTAGCTAACATTGGGCCACCAGACCTTGTAATTGTTGCACCAGCACTATTAAATATTGCACTTGCTACCATTATATCTGCTGTAATAATCACATTATCCAGTCTTTGTGCTCCAAGCATTTCTGCTGATGCCAAGGCAACATTTGCATTAACTATAATATTTCTATCTGCAATTATTGTTGTTTCATTTATCAAAGCAGATGCGGTAGCAGCAAAACTATTAAAATTAACAGATGTGCTTATTGATGGCTCAATAGACAAGGCGGATGCAGATGCAGGTTCTGCTAGATAGTCTACATTATCTTTATCTGGCATAACATTGAATAAATTATTTACCATTGTTGGAGTTATCGCTGTTTTTGCAAAATAAATTTCATCAGCAATAATTCTAGTGTTAGTTGGAATTACTGGAAGAGATGTTGCAGCAAATGGAGTAATTAAACATCCAACAGACATTCTTGGGTGATTATTTGCTTCATCATTAGGGCCAACAACAGATATTCCATTTATTGTTTCAACTCTGTAAGACCCAAGAGCAACAGTCATCACAAGTGTAGAGTCTACATATAAATATGTAGAATCATTAACACCCTGGTGATCAGTATAAATTACAATAAAATGTCTTTGTCCATCAAATAAGTTAATACTATTTGTAGTGGTTTGATTAATATAAGTGCTAGAGCCATCACTAAAACTTAGTGTCAACTTACCCTGATATTGATAAAGAATAATATGTTGATTATCATAATGACCATTTAAATTCCATATAATACGCAAACCTGTTGAATTATCTTCTGGAGTCTTTTGAATCCAAAATGCCGAATGATATCTATTTCCAAGCGTTCCCCAATCATCACTATATTCAGATTCTTTTAGAATTACACCATCCGTAATATAAGATGTACCAGCAGTTTTTGCAGACTTACCACTAATGCCTTCATCGGGATTAACAATTGTTCCGCCAACAACAGTAGGCTGAACAGCATAGTCATTGTCAGTTCCATAATCTGCATAAACATTGTTGGCATCAAAAGTTACATATCTGTAAGGAGTAATGTTTGCCTGTACATAATCATAATAAACGCTATTCAAATAATAGCCAGTTACAGATTCTGCATATGCAATGTTAGGGGCAGCCAAGTGTGTAATTCCATAAGAAACTTGTGGTAATTGTAAAGTAGCTGATCCAATAAATGCAGCAACATTACGAATAGCACTTACACCTGCAATAACTGTTGGTTGAACAATTAAAGCTGATGCGGTTGCTTCTTTAATTTCTGGAAAAGCATTTCCTACAATAACAATGTTTCCATCAATAAATTCTGCAGAAGCGATTGCTTCTTCCGTAGTAATAAAAGCATCTGGGCTTAAAGAATTCATAAAATTATAGTGATTTATAATTTCTGTTGTTGTCAAAGGTCTGTTATAAAGTGCAATTTCATCATGATAAAGCTCAGATCCATCAGAATTAATAACAAAAAATGTTGATTTTGATGGGGACCATGCCGATTTAGTAAAAGTCCTAGAAAATAACAAGCTTGTATTTAACCAAACACGAACCAATTGAGTTGTAGAAGATGTCATTGTGCTTGTTATCACTGTATGATAAACGGTATTTCTGCTAACAAGACCATCTGCATTTAAATTAACTGATTGATTTTCTGTAGTAGTTGGACCATTTTTAATTGTTACTGATATTCCGTCTCGATTTGGAGATCCTGGGTAAAAACCATTCAATAATAGAACTATTAAAGATGGATCATCTAGTAATCTATAATTTGTTGTAAAATCTGGAGTTGAAATCCAAGATTCTACAGACCATTCTCCAGTAGCTAGAATTGCATCAAAAGAGGTCTCATTTGATGGTGCATTAAATCTAATTGATGAATCTTGACCAGTAGTATTTGTAGACCTCCAGGATTTGCCTTCGCCAGATAGATAAATTGGCGTTGGTGCAGTTTGATCTTTTAACAATGCAGAAGATACAGTAAATGTACCAGATTGATAACCTTTATTTTGAGGAGTTGAACTTCCATCATGTATGTATAGATATGGGCCTATTGAAGTAATAAGATTTTGATAATTTGGATCAACATATATTGTGTGATTGCCTGATTGAGCAGATGCAAACATTGGAGATTCTGCAAGAAATGGTTTAACCAAAACTGCAGATGCCGTGGCTTCTTGTGTACTAAAATCAACAGAAGTGCTATTGCTTACAATAACATTATCTCCTATATCAGCAGTTGCTGTGGCTGGAGCAATCATTACTTCTACAAAAGATTGCGTTGAAACAATAGCTGGTGCAAACTCTGCAGATACTGGAATTGACGTAGTAACTTCTGTATGATCTCCAGTTTGAACAATAATAGTTGGTTCTGTTTGTAATGCAGAAGCGGTGGCTGAAAATTCTGCATTATTTGCATCGCCAGAAATCAATGGCAAAACAGATAAAGCAGATGCAGTTGCTGGTGTTTCATTTATTGTTACATCTGTTCCGCTAGCATTCCAATTCCAAATTGAAAGAATTTCTGTTGGGCCAATTGTCGCATATGGAGCATAATAAAAATTAGATATTTCCATTTTTCCATAATCTTCAGCAACTGCGTTAACGCTCGTATTTCCCAAATCTGTAGTGGAAGAAGTTGTAGATGTAAAAGATCTATTGCTGGCACTATTTATAAGCTGACCATCCAAATAAAATTCGCTAGTCCAAATATTTGTAGAAGTTTCTTTAAATCTAAAAGCTATATAATGCCAATTAGTATCATCTAATCTATTAGTTGACAGAACAAGACTTCCACTTCCAAAACTTTGACTAATTTTTCCTCTATCAGGATTGCTTTGTGTGCCACCTTGGAAATTTATAGTGCCAGTTAATCCTTTTGAAACAATTTGACAAATATTAATGTTTGAAACACTGGAAGGAACACTGGAGTCAAATGTTTTTGTAAATTTAATCCAAAAACCACCAGATACATCCCCATCTGTAAGTTCTGTCTGATTAACTACATGCGAAGCTCCAAATGCCCTAAATCTTGTTGTACTAGTATCATTATTTCCACCAATATTCCATTGCCAGCAACCAAGACCATCTGGACCACCTGTAGCATTTAATACTGGTGCTTCATTAGTCAATCCCCAGTTTGCAGATCCACCAGTACCAAGATTTCCTGGATTAATCGCATAAGCATTATTAAATTTAATATATTGTTCTGGATTATAACTTAAGATTTTGTTGGTTAATACGGTCATAAAAAAAGGCTACGCCAATATAGACGTAGCCAAATCACCTACTTTAAAGTCTGGGTTTATTGCATTAAGACTATGGCCATTAATGCTTAGTGGGACAAGGGAGAGACAGGTCCAAGAGGGCACAGATTGGTGACTGTTTATAACAATAATTTCTGTGCGAATGACTGGTTCACTCACGATGGCAACTACGTGATAAGTAAGCGGACCTGCCTCAACCCTTGCGTTCATTAGGCTACCGTGATCCTCACGATACCAGTAGCATCCCAAGTAATGGTGAAGTTACCATTGCTTGAGGACTGATCTGAACCAAAGTCAACATATCCAATAAGTGGACGAGTTGCATTGGTTGCAGGGCTTGCATCATAAATTACAGCATAACGAGCTGTAATTGTTGAAGAAGACCAAGTTGTGTCATCTGCATCCAAAACGATAACGTTTGTGGAAGAGTTGTATGTGTTGGTCTTGTTAGCAAGAGTGTTTCCACCAGCAGTATATCCAACACCAGTTACCTCATTTGCAACTACATCATCAAAGTAGTTGTGAGCATCCTGGTCAGGAGTATATGCGTTGGTTAGAAGAGCAACCTTGATTGTGTCTGTATCCCAGTCAATCTCCTTATTTAGAGCCTGAGAAAGGAACTGTCCATATAGTTTACTAGCCATTGTCTATTCCTCCCTTATGCCGCTGGAGTCTTCTCAACAATTGCGAACGCATTGGCATCTGCAACAGCAAAGCCACGGCGAACACGAGTCTTGAGCAGAACTCCATCCTTGCTAAATTCAGCATCACGAGATACTACGGACTCAACGCCACCACGAATACCATTGATAAGCATCTGGCGGTTACCTACGATAAGTAGTGGGTTACCAGTTGGGTTATCAGTTGCAGCAGCAGAAACTGCAGCACCGTATGATACTACTAGTGGGTATCCAAAAATGCTTCCAGGTGTGCCAGCAAGTGCATTTGGAAGTACCAAATCACCATTTGGACCAGTAAGCTGACGAAGTTCAGCTAGCATCTTTGGGTGAGCCATAAACACTGTGTTGGCAGCATCAAACTTGTCAGAAGACTCAACAATACCAAGAGCATTGTTAACATCAGCGAAAGAAAGTGATCCACCAGTTGCAATGTAGTTTGTAGGCTGTGCTGGCATTGCAATCAGACGGTATAGAGATGTGAACGGCTGTCCGTCATCTCCATCCTGAGCTGCAGAAACAGCCAAGCAAGCGTTGTCATACTTACGTGCCCAACGGGAAGCCCATTCAGTCTTGTAAGTGTTTAGAACATCTACTAGCGAGTCGTTAACATCTTCCTCAGAAATGTGGAAAATCTTAGCGTACTTGCGAGCTGTCAGTACTACTTCGTCAAGAGTAGCGGCTGCCTCTGGAATTGCTGCACCTTCTGCAACAACTTCTGGAGCGTCAGCTACGAAACGAGGTACCGACTTTGTGCGAGAAGCCATTGCTTCTCTACGAGCAAACTGTTCTACAGCGGAATTAACGAGCATAGCCTGAATAACAGACGATCCCTGCTCTTCCAAAATGTAGCCGTTTGCCTCAGTTAGGTCAATACGAGCCATTTGATTATCTCCTTAAGATAAATATATTAATTAAAATACGAATCGTCTAATTCGTTCGTTATTCATGCCAAACGTCCATCAGACATGAACCTGATACTATTATACACTGTTTATAACTTGCCAAGAACCTTCATTGCCTGCAATTGGCTTGCAGAGTATTGAGTACTTACGCTTGCTTTAACAGCAGTGTCTGCTTGACCGCCAACTCTAAGTTTTGGATCAAATATTTCTGGCAATTCAGTTCTAAGTTTTTGAATTTGGTCTTCAAATCCAATAATTTCAAAGTCATTGTCAAAAGATATTGCAGTCATATCTATAAACTTAAGCAATCTTTCTGGATCCTTGATTCCTTCTTCCTGAATTTTTTTAGATACTTTTTCTTTAAGAAGACTGCCGCTATATTTTGCGATCATTTCTTCTTTTGATTCAAGTTCTTTGGATAGGTTTTCTTTTTCTTCCCTGAACCTTTTTGCATCATTTTTTGCCCTTTCGAGAGCTGAGAGTACTGCTTTTGGGTCTTCAATTGTTATTCCCTCCTGTATTTCTGGATTATTGGTTTCCAATGTTGCCTCCTGTCGCTTCCATCATTACATTATTTGTGTTTGTATTTTGAGAAATGGTGGCTATTGAGTTTTCCATTGCAGCAATTTCTCTAGCAACTTCAAGGTCATAGCCCATTTCAACCAAAACCTGTTCTAGGCTTACGCCTACGATTCTTTTCTTTACAGCCACTTCCCATGCATCAAGACTGTCCATGCTTTCTACTGCATGCCAATCAACCTGTACATTCGGTTCTTGCTCATTGTCAATCTTTAGAATAAATCTAAATAGATCTGCCCAGGTAGAGCCAAAAGTAATTTGACGGTCTTCTACCTTCTTGAGCAATGGTGCTTCTGCAGTTCTTAGGCTTTCACCACTTGGAACACTGCCAGTTCTTTCAAAATAGTGAAGTGGCGTATTTGTAATAGAAGCCATTGACCTTACAAAGTCACGAACTGGCTCAGTAAAGACCTTGTGGTCTGCTGGAGAAAATTCTCCAACCTTTGTAACGCCTTTAAGATACCAAAGTTCTCCTGGACCATTTTTGAGGGTTCCAAGGTTTTCTGCTTCAGTACCATCTTCATTAAAGTCCTCAAACTCTGCTGAATTGCCACCACCAGAAAGTGCATAACGCTGTGGAGCACCTTGGTAGTCAACCGTATTCATATGTGTAACAATTAGCTTGTTAATAGCGTCTTGTGGACCATAGGCATCTGCGTGTTCAGGTCTTCCGTATTGCTTGGTAGTCCTAAAGTGGAATACTGGGACCTCGCCCCAAGGATTTTCAACTACATCAATAAGTCTAAATCCACCAACAGATACAACATTCTCAATTTCACCAGACATTTCAAATTTTTCAATTCTGTCTGGATAATACATATTTAAACGTGCAATTTTCTTTGTGTAGTCGTTTGGATCTTCAGTTTGCCACAATTTGGCAGCAAACTTCTTAATCCTTGGATTTTCATCATCATAAATCATAATTGTGGTTAATGGTGAATTGTAATCAACTGTAATATTTCCATTAATGTCTGTCCATACAATTGAATATGCGTCACCATAAACAAGGGCACGGCGATGGATCTCATCTGCATCTATCTGCAAATCGTTCATCTGCCAAATATCCTTGATCTTTTGGTTTGCAATTTCTGTATTGGCTGTTATATTTGCAACCTCTAGTCTATTTAATACAGAATCAACGACTGTTCTGCAGAAATTAAATCTAAAGTCATTTCCATTTACAGAAAGTAGCCTATACCAGCTTGGATTGGTAAAAATCTCTGACTGGGTTCCTTCGTAATAGGCCTCTGCTGTTAAATAGTGATTTCTACGATCTCTAATAAGATCTATAGCCTTTTTCATATCATTATAATTAGGCATGAGCACTCCTTAAGTAATTTATTTGTTTTGCCTGTAGTTTTACTGCTTTGTTGTCCAAAAAGTATAGGATTCCTGATACGGTGGCATCTAGTACATCCTCATGGCTAATTTTTGGAAAAGCCCACATTTGTTCCTCTAAAATTGGGAAATGTGCTGTGTGCTTGACTTTGCCCTGCTGATAATAATTTAATGCTTTACCAGCACGGATTTGTTTAGAAAGGCTTTGTGACTTTGATCTGTATTTTGCAGGCACATTTTTAAATACATCTTTCCACAAATCGCCACCTTGGTTAACCTCTACATAGACTACCCCAGCCTCATACGTATCAACCAAAGCAGCGACTCTTTCCGCTATCTCAGATGGGGACATTTTTACTTGTTCCGCATGTCTGACATAAATATTAGTTTTTCCCAAATTATCTATTCCTTTTGACAATACTGCTATGCCAGTAAAGTCAGAAACTTTGTTTTTGGTCACGGCAGGGTCAATAGATATAATTGTGTTGCCGTAATCGTCAAGTTCCTCTACTATTATATCCTCATTACTCCAGAAAGTGCCATCAGTATTGACAGGACGGTTCATGTAATTTTTTGCAAAGTCTCTAAGGTGTCTTTGACTCTGAAGCCAGTCAATAGGCCATTTTTCAGGCCAAACAGACCTTTCAGTTCCGTTATCATTTTGTAATATTGCTGGATAATAATGAACTTTAACATTTTGGTCTGCAATCCAGCTTAATTCTGGATCATCATAGCCTTCTGCATATTTGCGGAACTGATCCATAACAGAATTGGGCATAGTAGTGGTACCCACAAATATCATACGGGCATAGATATTCATAGGAGCAATGTCATCAAATACTGTGTTTCTTTGCTGACCAGCTTGATATTCAGAATAGTTCTTTTCGCCTTTTTCAATATCATCTAGGATAATTAAGTCTGGTCGCTGGCCAAAGACCTTTTTTCCCAGGGCATTAGTATCAATACCATTAGCATCAAAGATAAAATCATTACTTTGAATGATTCGCCAACTATTAGAAGCCATAGCCCTACCTGAAGAAGCAACGATTTTAGGCTTACATAGTTCTGGATAATCAATTTGAAGATATTCATTAGACTCCAATTCGTTCTTAAATGTCATAAGATGTGTTTCTGCCTGACTAGCAGCATCTGAAAAGGCAGCAATAAACTTGACATGGCCATGAGCAGCTGCCCACATGGGCAAAATTAAGAAAATCCAAGTAGATTTACCACATTCACGAGGAGCGATAAAGGCATCTCTATTTTCTTTAGGATTTTTTGGCTTATGAATCCAGGATTTGCCATATTCTGCTAAATCCACGTGAAATTCAGACAAGGTTATATCTCCCTGAGCATTTTGTAAATGATGTGGTAGATAAATTAAAGCAAAAAGCATAGGATCATACTTAGTAAGCTCTTTTCTACCCTCAGAAAATGCTAATAGTTCAATTGGGATATTTTCCAATATTTCGGTTGCCTTCATTATTTCCTTTTTGCTATTAGAGTATATATGTCATCTACTCTTTGTTCAAGTCTATTTACCTGATCTTTTATAGAACTACCGCCATTAGGTTTAAGTTCCTTAAGATAATCAGACAGATTTATGAACAATTTCCTAATTCCCCAAGCTATAGCACCTGAAATGGCTCCTATAGCTGCTACAAGGGCTGCTATGACCTCTGGATGGTTCATATATTACCTCCAAATTTGAAAGTATTGGGAATATTTTTTTGAGACAGCGAAAAATATATTTTTAATTTTTTTATGAGGGTGGGTACCCCTCCCCTGACAAAACTATTAAACATTCAAACCTTTCTCCTTCATAGCTTCATTTCTTGCCTTGGCTTCATTAAGCAAATCTATAATAGCCAAATCTTGTCCATCTTTCTGTCTATTTTCATTAATATTAGTAGACTTACCTTCAATAAGATTAATAGTTTGAATAGACTTATGTACAGCATTTGCTAGTTTATTTAATTGATCAGCATCAAGAGTATCTTCCATTAGGGTTTCTACACATCTATCTAATACTGCTTGTGCTGCTAATACCTTTTCTTTGTCAGAGTAGAATACTCTCATATCTACCGCCATTTTTGCCAGGGAATCCAAATTAGGCAATTCAACGCCTCTTTGCTCAAACCATTTCTTGGCGGTATGATAAGACCTAGGATAGTTTAAAGTCCTAATAGCAGGAGATATACCCATTTCCTGAGCTGTTTCTATAAAGGTTGTTATTTGTTCTTCTGAAAATTGTGAATATCCCATTATGTTTCCTTATTTAAATAGATATGAGCATATAAAGGTTTGGATATTTGATTATGACGCACATGTTTGATAGGACCTAGGCACTTATTAATCATTTT